GGCATAGGGCTGAAATGACCGACTACGCCAAGATCAAACAGCGCTGCGCAGAGGATCCTGAGTATCGCAAGAAGTATCTGGCGATGCGTGCGCGTAACAATCAGAAGGCGCGCGACCGGGCGAAGGCGAAGCTGACGCCGGAAGAAATCGAGGCGCGTCGTCAGCGTAACGAAGAGAAGCGTATCGCGGCCGTCCGCGCGGCGAACACCAAGCGGGTCGCGCCGGAAGTGCCTAAGTGGAAGAAAAGCAAACCGGGGCGCATTGTCGCCCTATGCGGCTGGAAGGGATGGTAAGATGACAGACTACAGCGAACTTAAAAAGCGACTGCGCTCTCTAACCAAGCGTCTCGGTAACATGGTGATCTGCCCGCTCAACCCTGATGGCCCAGAAGCCGCCGACGCGCTCGAAGCGCAGGCGAAGGAGATTGCGGAGAAGGATGCCCGCATCGCGGAACTTGAGGAGGCGCTTACGCCTCTTGCAGACATGGACTATTGGATAGAATCTTATCATAACGCTCACGATTCGATTGAACAGTGCAATCAATTAACTGTTGCAGAAATACTCGCCGCCCGCGCCGCATTGAGTGGGAATAAGTGATGACGGACGAAGAACGCGAGAAGCTGATTGATAAGATGGTAGTGGCTGTGTCAACGCACATCCCCAGCGACAATGTTCAATCGGGCGATGTATTCGACGCCGCCATCGATTCCCTCGCCATCGCAGAAGAAGCTATCAGTAAGGATTACTGCGCCCGCATCGCGGAGCTTGAGGCGGCGCTGAAACCTTTTGCTGACAAGGCCAATGTCTTTCACGATTATGTGGACGACTACCCGATAATGTTTGGCGCAGAACCGCCACTAAGAGTTGTCCACCTCCGCGCTGCCCGCGCCGCGCTGAGGGGAGAGAGGGGATGATCTTCTGGTGCGACTTCGAGACAGCCAGCCAATGCGATCTACCGGAGGCGGGTGTGTATAGCTACGCCCGTCATCCGTCGACCCGCGTGCTGTGCATGTCCTACGCCTTCAACGATGGGCCTGTGATGACGTGGCGGCCGGGTGAGCCCATGCCGGACGTGCGCGGTCAGATCCGCGCGCATAACGCCGCGTTCGAGCGACTGATCTTCTGGCATGTGCTGGACATGGACATACCATTGGAGCAGTTCTACTGCACCGCTGCGCAGGCGCGGGCGAACTGTGCGCCGGGTAGTCTGGAAGACGTTGGCCGATTCGCCGGGCTGTCGATGCGTAAAGACCATCGCGGCGCGTATCTCGTCCGCAAGTGCTGTATGCCGCCCTTCAATACCGAGCTGCTGCCCGAGCTGATAGAATACTGCGAGCAGGACGTGCGGACCATGCGCGCCGCCAGTCAGGCGATGCGTGAACTGACGCCGGAGGAACTGGAGGACTACCATGTTAACGAGCGCATTAATGATCGTGGTGTTCTTGTCGACATCAATCTATGCAGCGCGGCGGTCAAGTATGCGGCTGACGAGCTTCGAGAGATCGAGGCTGCGGTTGTCGAGATCACGGGCGGAGAGGTTACGAGCGTTCGAAGTCCTCGAATGCGGTTGTGGGTGCAAAATAGACTTGGCCCCGAAGCGCTGAAGCTCATGCAGCGCGAGGACAAGATGTCGATTGACAAGACTGTCCGCGCTAATCTGCTGGCTATAGATGACCCGGAAGAGGTGCCCCCCGATGTTAAAGAAGTCATACAGTGCGCCGATGACCTTTGGGCGTCGAGCGTGGCAAAGTTTGATCGTCTTCGCAATCTGGCTTGCGCTGACGGTCGCGTTAGAGGCGCTTTTGTCTTTGCCGGTGGATCCGCCACAGGACGCGCGTCTAGTTACGGCGCGCAGGTTCACAACTTCACACGTAAATGCGCAGATGATCCCGCCAGCGTGCGACATGCGATGGTGCGAGGCCACGCCATCGTGCCAAAATACGGACGGCGCGTTACAGACGTATTGCGTGGTATGCTGCGGCCCGCTCTGATTCCGGCCAAAGGTTCTTCCCTCGTCGTCGCTGACTGGTCGGCTATTGAGGGCCGCGTCAATCCATGGCTGTCCGACAGAGGCGACAAGAAGCTACAGCATTTCCGTGAAGGTTTGGACGTTTACAAAGTCAACGCCGCGAAGACATTCAACGTGTCATATGACGACGTGAACAAGGAACAGCGTCAGATCGGGAAGGTGCAGGAGCTGGCCTGCGGATTCGGCGGCGGTATCGGCGCGTTCGCTGCGATGGGCCGCGTCTACGGTGTGAACCTGCCCGAGCCGCAGGCGCGCAAGATGGTGAACGGCTGGCGCTTGGCGAACGACTGGGCTCCGCCCTTCTGGCGTGATCTGGAGGTCGCATACATTCGCGCGCTGCGTAATAAAGGAAAAGAGTTCACCGCAGGAAAGATAACCTACCTCGCAGACGGCAAGCATCTTTGGTATTGCCTGCCGTCAGGCCGTGTGCTTTGCTATCCGTTCGCCCGATTTGAAGACGATGGCGGCATTACATACGCTAAAGCGTCATGGAAGCCCGCCGCAGATGCGAAGGAATGGCCCCGTGCGCGTCTATGGCCCGGCTTGGCTTGTGAGAACGTCACACAAGCGACCGCCCATGACCTTCTTCGTGAGGCTCTTCGCCGTCTTGACAATGTTGTCCTTACGGTGCACGATGAAATTGTGCAAGAAATTAATAGCGATGAAGCTGAAGAAGCAAGGCAAAATCTAATTAGCGTCATGTGCACACCGCCGTTCTGGGCGAAAGGATTGCCGCTTGATGTTGAGGCAACAATAATGAGCCGCTATGGGAAGGGATAAAATGACTTGGGAACCTATACCGGGCTGGCCAAGATACGACATTAATTTGCATGGCGTCGTGAAGTCAGCGGACATGCACGTCCGCGCCAAGAACGGCGGTCTGGCTATACGAAAAGGTCGCATTTTGCGTCAAGTCATTAAGGCTAACGGCTATGCATATGTAACGCTGACATCTGCCAACAAGCGAGCACAGCTAACAGTTCATAGTTTGGTAGCGCGGACTTTTATCGGACCGCGTCCGGTCGGAATGAACGTGCTGCATACGGATGGTGATAAGACTAACAACTATTGGAAAAATCTGCGCTACGCTACACAAGCTGAAAACCATGCGGATACGTTAATTCATGGCCGTCGTCCGCGAGGGGTTAGCCATCCGGCGGCAACGCTAAATGAGCAGGACGTAAAAAAGATACGGGCGAGCAATAAAAGAGGGGCCGAATTAGCCGCTCAATATGGCGTAACCGCCGCGCATATCTCTTCTATCCGGTCGCGCCGCGTCTGGAAGCACATATAAACGGGTGTCAAATGACATTGTTCGAATACTTTACTTCGCTCGCGCCGGAAGGCGAGACAGCGCTGATCGTCAAACAGATCGACACGGGCAAGCTGCACGCTGACGGAACGCCGCGCTATACGTGGCCAGCTTACATGCCGTCGCACAAGCGCCGTGAGGGCGAGAGCTGGTTCATCAATACCGGATCGTTCATCATCGACCGATTCAAGAACGGCAAGCCGTCTGCCAGCGTGGCGTACTGCACACATGTTCTGTTTATGATGCTGGACGACATCGGGACGAAATCGAAGACGCCGCCACTCGCTCCGACCGCTATCGTTGAGACGAGCCCCGGCAACTTCCAATATTGGTATGCCTACAGCGATCAACCTACGGTTGAGCAGCATTGCGCCGCGCTGTCAGCTATTGCACGCGCAGGCTACACCGATCCGGGCGCGACGAACGCCGTGCGTAACTGTCGTCTTCCGGGCAGCGTAAATGTCAAGCCTGGACGCGAAGCGTTCGAGTGCCGTGAAATAGAGTTTTCGAAGCTAGAATATACGTTAGAAGAAATATGCGCCGCGCTTGGCGTTACGCCCGACGAAGAGAGCAGCCGCGCAAATCATTTACGTCTTACGGATACCGGAAGCGATGACGTGCTGGCGTGGCTCAACGAGCAGGGGCTTGTTACGTCGCGCGTAAACAGTGAGGGCTGGTGCGGCGTCGTGTGCCCGAACCATGCCGAGCATACAGACGGCCAGCTAGAAGCCCGCTACATGCCGCAGTCGCGTGCGTTCTGTTGCTACCACGGCCATTGCGAACATCTCGACAGCAATTATTTCTGCGAGTGGGTGGCCGAGCAGGGCGGCCCGAAGCATCGACCGGGGATCCGCGAGGAACTGATCGCCGAGGCGATGAAGCCGCTCAGCAGCCTGAAGCCGACGAAGGCCAATCCTGACGTAGCGGCGCAGATCATCGCCGAGACCGAACGCAAGCAGGCGGGTCGCGAATCGCGCAGCGAGTGGCATGACCGCTTCGCCTATATCATCTCCGATGACGCCTACTTCGACAAATACACATGCAGCGAGATCAGCCGCAAGGCGTTCAACGCTCTGTTCAAGGGCGTCGAATGCGTGATCTCTAATTCTGAAGGCAAGAAGCGCCGGATCGAGGCGTCGGCGTGGTTTGACACGTTCCGTGAAGACAAGGGCGCTTACGCCCTGCACGGCCTGACCTACGCAGCCGGCGAGGACTGGATGGTCACGAAAGACGGGCTCGTCTACGGCAACATGTGGCGCGACGCCCGGCCGGAGATCAAAGGCCCGGTCGGCGACCCGCAGCGGTGGATCGATCACTGCCGGCGGCTCGTCCCCGACGAACAAGAGCTTGAGCATATATGGGACGTGATGGCCTATAAGGCCCAGCACCCGGACGTAAAGATCAACCATGCGATCCTGCATGGTGGCAAGGGCGGCTGCGGCAAGGACACCATGTGGGCCCCCTTTATCTGGAGCGTGTGCGGGCCGCATGAGAAGAACAAGGGCCTGATCGACAACGACAGCCTGACGAGCCAGTGGGGCTATCAGCTAGAGTCGGAGATAGTCGTTCTTAACGAGCTGAAAGAGCCGAATGCGGCGGATCGTCGTGCGCTCGCAAACAAGCTGAAACCGATCATCGCCGCGCCGCCGGAGACGCTCGTTATTAACCGCAAGGGCCTGCATCCTTATCAAATGGTTAACCGGCTGTTCATGCTGGCGTTCACCAATGAGGATATGCCGATCACGCTTGATTCAGACGACCGGCGATGGTTCTGCGTGTGGTCCGACGCGCCCAAGATGACGCCGGGCGAGGCGCAGGCGATGTGGGGCTGGTATCACAAGGGCGGCTTCGAGGCCGTGACCGGCTGGCTGCGCGCGCGGGACGTATCGAAATTCAACCCGCAGGCGATCCCGCCCATGACGGAATACAAGACTAAACTGATCTATGTCGGCATGAGTAACGCCGAGAGCCATGTCTATCACATGATCGAAAAGGGCGAAGCGCCGTTCAACGTCGATGTTATCAGCGGGCCGTGGCATACAATTTTGGATAAGCTAAACGATACCATGAAGAATACGACCCGTGTCGTGCGTCCGGCGCTGTTCCATGCGTTGAAGGAAACGGGCTGGGTTGACAAGGGGCTCTGCTACTCGTCAGACTTCCCATCGAAAAAGCATTGTTTTGTGAAACCCCATCTGGCGGATTGGAACCGGTCGGACGTGCGGCGTAAGCTGGCCGCAATAACCGGCGAAGGGAAGGATAAGGAAAATGTCGTCTCCCTCGCTGAACGTCTACCCAATATTCCTAAAACATCTGGGTGATCTGACCGAGGCCGTCGAACTTTACCTTGACTGGGCGTCCAGTCCGGGGGACGATGAGTGTCCGTCCGAGCTGATCGACCAGCTATGCCACGCGCATGAGCAGGCTCGGGCGCTACTGGACGGGCTCGGCTATGGTTCAGAACCTAATTGATCTGTTGATCTGCTGCGGTGCATGGCACTTAGAATACGGGTTCGGGTGGCCTCGTCCCGTATCTCGTCCAGCGCCGATTCGAGAGCGAGCCGCAGCCGTGCGGCCTCGTCCAGCGCCCCGGTGATGGCCCACTGCGCGCGTTGACGCGCTTCGGAATATCCGGCAAGGTAAGCCTTTGATACTTCCTGTTGGAGCGCCTTAAGGCGTTCCTCATATTCGGGTGCGTTCATGCCAAAGCCCTCCGGCCGGATTGAATACATGCGGCAGGCCCCTGCGTCCAGCGATCCTATCGCGGATTTTCTGGGCAAGTCTCCCGAGCAGCAGGCGTTTTGGGAGCGTGCGCGGGCGTTCCAGCAGGCGCAGGACTATAGCGGGCTCGACGACACGGGCGCGGGCGTCGACGCGTATCTACGCAAGGAAGAGATGCGGCGGCGGCTGCTGTCCTACTTGCAGCCCTATCTCGAAATGACCGGGCTCTATCAGAACACCATGGCCCCGCCGTCGCAGAATATGATGCGCGGAATCTTTGGCTTACGCGAGCGCAATCAGTAGATCGCGGACGAGCTTCTCCCCTTTCGGGCTCAGATATATGTGCGTCGCTCTCGCGTCGGTTGGCGAGGGTTTCTGTGTCAGCAGCCCCAGCCCTTCGACTCTAACGCCTTTGCTGTAGGTGCGCCCGCGCGAGCCCAGCCGCGAGATGAGATGCGACGCAGCAGCTTTCTCTATATTCAGCCGGTTTGCATAGGACACGGTCCCCTCGCCCGGATACAGCGCCACCGTCAGAATAAATTCCATCTGTGCGGAAGTCATGTAGGGGCTCATTTTGCGGAATATTTTTACTAGTCTATGTATATTTTCCATTAGACTACCTTTCAGGGAAAGAAAACGCCCGGTTTTTAGGCCGGGCAGTCGGGGAGAAAACGCGGGACGATCTAGCACGCGCCGTCGCCCATGTAAAGAAGATCGAGACGGCGCACAATCTCTTGTTCGGTCATTATTGGATGCTCTGGCGCGGATGGCTCCACAGTGCGCCAGAAAGCCCACAGGGGCGGGTTTACCTGATAGGCTGGTATGTCCCTAGGCAAGTCAGGGATGACGGCCTGTAAGGCTTCATATTGCTCTTCAAAGGTCATTTCAACTCTTCCCTTATCCGCGCGGCCTTGGCTTCTTCTATTGTGTGATAGTAACCTAGATATTTTGTCACGCCATTGGCTTTGATTTTGGCTTGCCAGCGTTTTTTTCTTTTATCGCCGTGAAAGGTTATGCCAGCTACGCCATGCTTATTGTCGCGACGCAGAGGCATGTTCTGACAATTCTCGGCATGGGTAGCCAGCCGTAGATTGTTTATGCGATTATCTGTTTTGTCTCGGTTTATGTGGTCTATTTCATGCGGCGGCCAAAATCCATGGACATAAAACCATGCCAAGCGGTGTGCGCGGTAATTTTTGCGGTCCGCGCATATTATTATGTATCCTTTTTCGGATATTGTGCCGGCGCGTACGCCGACACGTTGGACTTTACCTCTACCATCTACGCGCCAAGTAAACGTGCCCGTGTCAGGACTATAGGCTAACAATTGTTTGAGCCGGTCATGTTGTATCATGGTCTACCTCAGGCCAAGAACAATTTCGATAAGGACGGCAACGATTATAGCGAACATGGTATCATCTTTCCTCATAGGTGCGGACTCCCCGCAGGACGGCGGCGTGCGTGCGACGCATAACGCGCCCAATGGCTGGATAGGAGGCTTTCAGTTCAGTCCGCGCCCTCCACATTATCCGTTGACGGATCGCGCAGCGCCACATCATCCGGTCGTGATTTATCAGCACGCCTACGGTCGTTCCGTTGGCCTTTGCTTCTTCCTCGATTATCCGCATGATCTTTTGATCTATCTCGTCCACTGAAGTCGCCCTCTATTGCGAATGTCAAAGCTCGTGCGGCCACGAACAATGCGCGGTCGTCGGCCTTCGGCAGGTAAATCTGGCCCCATGGCAGGCCGTCAGCGTCGAACAGCGTCAGCGTCTTACGCTCGTTTTGCCATGCTACTTTAGAAAGGTAGACGCGTCTCATTTACGTGACTCCAATTCGGCGCGGATCAGGTCCATGCGTAGCTCGTTTGTCTCATTGCCTAGCATGACCTGCAAAGCGCCCTCTGATAGCACCTTAAGCGCCGCCCGGTAGGGTGCGTAGTCTTCCCATATTTCTTTCATATAGCCCATATCTCTAGCCTCCTATGATGTATGACGCGATAAGGATTAGCGCGGACGCGGCGACAGCCGCGCCCAGTATGATGGCTTCAATCGTCCGCATGATTCAGACAAGCCTCGACCAGTTTTTCGTCTTTATACAGGGCGGCTTCGATGAGGGGGTAAAGGGGGTGCTTCGTGTCAAGCATTAACCCCTTCTCGCCTAGCGCGAGCGGATCCAGTTCAATCGCGTGGATGCACCAGTCGCCGATTGTCCGCCGTGGCCAGCCGCTATCGGGGTCCGGCGGCTCTAACCGAAAGTTTACGTCCGCGACGCCGCTGGCGACGATGTTGCAGCCGGGCAGGATCTGTAGATCATCAAAGTAATATTCCAGATTAGCCATTGGTCCATACTCCCAACCAGTATTTTTCCGATTTTTCGTCGTAAATGTCATTTACTTGCGCCCGCAATAGATCGAGCAGCGGCGGGCGCGGGTTTAGGGTTTCGAGATGGTCGCGAAGCGCCTCGAAAACATCCATGTCCAGTTCAATGGTCAACATCGTGGGTTTCTCCGTATGATTGCAACATCTCGAGCCGTTCAAGCTCGCGATAGAGCGCGGCGGCGTGTTCTACGTCGCCGGTCCATAGGGCGTCCTGAATCTCGCGCCGGACGCGCATAATCTCGGACCATAGGGGGCGCGGGTTATTCATCGCCATAATAGAAGCACCGCGCATAGGTTAGCAGCGTCTCTTGCGACGCGTCGAAGTATTGCGACCAAGGCGCCCCCCAATCCTGCACCTCCAACCACGCGCGGTGCGGCTCGAAGAATTCGTCCAGCTCGCCGCATATGCGCACGGACGGTCCGCCAGTAGTTATAAGGATGCGAAACTCTTCCGCCGTCAGCGTGTCTGCGGGCGACGCCCAACCGCTTCTGACTTCGACCGATAGCGCATCCTCCTGAATTATATATTCAGCGTCGTCACGGTCGGCGCAGTCGCCTGCTGCGGCTTTCAGCTCGGCCAGTTCCTCACGCTCGTCGTCGTCCAATGCCTCCCGGTCGCGCAGCTCTTCGAGCCGGGCATAGTCGCACTCAAGCGCCTCTACCAAGGCCACGATGGATGCGTAGGCGTCGCGTCCGATTTCTTTCAGAGTATCTGTCATTGTAGTCTCTCCTATGTGCGTTTGTTATGATAGCGCCGCGCATGGCGCGACGCCAGTGAATGTTAGACAGTCGCCCATCCCGGCGCGCGGTCCGATATGGTTGATCCTTGGTTGGCGCGCGTCGGCATAAGCAAGCCGAATCCGTCAATATCATCACCGAAAGTAACAAGCGCCGGGCCTTGGCCATTTTGGGCGATTTTGACGCAATCGCCTTTGGCGGCGAGAGCTTTGGCTACCTTGGCGAAATCGCCGACGTATGACGGATTAAACTGCGCCGTCTCGCCTGATATTTCTTTCGGCACAATGCGCCGCCAGTCGGGAAACGAGCCATCAATCGGCGAAAAGACAATGCTTGTCCCGCAATAGTCAATTCGCCAACGATTCGCGCTCTCTTGCGTCAATTCGGCGCGCTCATCATATTTGCCAGGTTTGATTCCGGCGATTATGTCCGCCGGGATGATGATATTGACTGGCGCTTGCGCCTCGGCGGACTGACGGAAGGCCATCGCACGGTGGCCGTCAGTCGCCACGATAAACGCGCCTTCGTCGCTCGCTTGCACGGCAACACCCTTCAAATAATAGCGCGTCTCTTCTTTGCTGGCGACGATGACAGCGGCTTTGAGATATTTGACATTCAGTTCCATTGTATTCACTCCCGGTTAGAATGTGTCGAGACGGATTGTCGCGGCGCGGTAATTATGCGGAAACGCGCCACCGCGCGCGCCCCAGTTTTGGCGGGCGATTTCGCCGCCGTAGCGATTGAAACCGCGCCGCGCGTGGCGCTCCACAATGCGCCATGCTTGCGACAATGTGAGATTGTCGAAGTAGTGCCACGTTGCGCGCGCCTGTTCCTCTGCGTCGGGCGCGTCTACGAATTCAGATATTGTGACGGTGTATCTCATTGTCTTGTTCCTTTGTTACAGTTAGGCGGAAAGAGCCGCGACGATTGCGCCGGCAATGGCGAAACAAGCGGCGAAGGTTTGGATTGCGTCTATGATGGTTGGCATTGTTAGCGCGCCTCGATCGCGTATTGATAGAGCGCGCCATTCTTGGCCGTCATCATGTCGATTGCGTCATTGGCCGCGTCGACGTCGCGATCGATGATCGAATAGTTGCGCTCGCGCAACCAATCGATTGCGAACGCTTCCGCCTGCGAACGGCGCGCGAAACCATCTCTGATAACGCGCCAACGCGGGCCGGCTTCCAGCTCTTTGAAGGTATAGGTCATTGGACTGTCTCCTTGTGTTCGATGCTCACAAGATAGCGCGGATCGGAGGCGAGTGCAACAAGATTTTTGTTTTAGGTCATCATTTATCTTGTCTTTATCTGTGATTTAGGCGCGGGAAACGCGAGCGATAACCGGGCGTTATACTATTTGAGCTGTTTTTATATATTAAAGGTCAAAAAAATATAAATGTTTACATACGTATACATACAGTAAAAATGTATAGCGACTTAAAACGTCTTTGCTATACCGCCTAATAGGATATACCACCAAATCAGTAGACTATGCGCGCGGTCGTCTAGGCGCGCGTTATTTGCCCTCGCGCAAAAAGTCTGACTCGACTTCAAACAGAATCGCCTAAATAGCACAAATGGCTCGGCTTATGTTTGTTTACATAAACGCATTAACCTTAACTGTTTACGTAAACATGTAGACATTAAGCCGTTGACATTGGGCAGTAGACATTCAGGGTGGGGGAGCTGGGCCTTGGGATCTCCTTTAAGAAATACGCAGCGTCTGCACAAAATTTTTTAATTTTTATTTTTTCGTGCTATAACAAACCATGTTTCACTCACTCCCCTATGAGCCGCGCCAAATCGCCGCGACGGAAGCGGTGCTGGAGCGCATCTATGAAGCGGCGAAGAAGGGCCTGCGCGGCGACTCCATGGCGCTGGCGGCCGGGCTGACGCCGCACGAATACCGGACGCTTGTGCAGCTCGACCCGATTGCGGAGTATGCCGAGACGAAAGGGCGCGCTGACGGAGAGGCGGAACTGGCCGACGTGATGATGAAAGCCGCGCGGAGCGGCGACACCAAAGCGGCCATGGATATGCTGAAGTTCGCGCATAAGTGGACCGCGCCGCAGTCGGTGCAAGTCGAGGTCAACCAGACCATATCTATCACGGCGGCGCTGGAAGAGGCCAAGCAGCGCGTCATTGAAGGGCTAATCATAGATGCAAGCGCCGATCTTCTCAGCGACGGACGAGCAGAGATTGATGGCGACGCTATGGGCGTCGCAGGTGAAGGACGACCCGCTGACGTTCGTGAGGCTGGCGTTCCCGTGGGGTAAGCCCGGCACGCCGCTGGAGGGCCACAGCGGCCCACGCAAATGGCAGCGCGAGGTGCTGATCGAGCTGCGGGACCACATCAAGGCCAACGGCGGGCGTGTGGACTTTGAAACCTTCAGGATGGCCACGTCATCCGGGCGCGGTATTGGTAAGTCTGCCCTCGTCTCATGGCTCGTTATCTGGATGCTGACGACCCGGATCGGGTCGACGACCATCGTGTCGGCCAACTCGGAAGCGCAGCTACGCAGCGTCACATGGGCGGAGATTACGAAGTGGCTCAGCATGGCTTTGCACAGCCACTGGTTCGAGGTAAGCGCGACCCGCGTCCTCCCTGCCAAGTGGATCGCAGAACTCGTAGAGCGCGATCTGAAGCTCGGCACGCGCTACTGGGGCGTCGAGGGGCGGCTGTGGTCGGCGGAGAATCCTGACGCCTACGCGGGCGTGCATAACTTCGCGGGCGTCATGCTCGTATTCGACGAGGCGAGTGGTATTGACGATGCGATCTGGTCCGTGGCGGCAGGCTTCTTTACGGAAAATACTCCTAATCGCTTTTGGCTTGCTTTCAGCAACCCCCGGCGCAACTCAGGATATTTCTACGAATGCTTCAACTCCAAGCGAGAGTTCTGGCGAACCAAGACTGTTGACGCCCGAAGCGTGGAGGGAACTGACAAGGCCGTTTATCAGCAGATTATCGACGAATACGGTCCTGACAGCAGCGCGGCCCACGTCGAGGTCTACGGAGAGTTCCCCAACGCCTCAGACGATCAGTTCATTGGATCCATGCTCGCTGAAGAAGCCATGGCAAGAGCGCCATCAAAGGATCCGTCCGCGCCGATTGTGGTCGGGGTGGACCCGGCGCGGTTCGGGGCGGATGCGACGGTCATCGCGGTAAGGCAGGGACGCGACATCATCGCGATCCGGCGCTACCGGGGCGACGACACCATGGAGGTGGTGGGGCGCGTCATCGACGCAATAGAAGAGTTCCGGCCAGCCCTTGTAGTCATCGACGAGGGCGGGCTGGGCGCGGGCGTCGTCGACCGTCTGAAGGAGCAGCGCTACAAGGTGCGCGGGGTGAACTTCGGCCAGAAGTCCGTCAAACCGTTGATGTATGGCAACAAGCGGGCTGAGATGTGGGGCGCGATGAAGGAGTGGCTGAAGACGGCCTCGATCCCGAAGGACCGCTTCTTGAAGTCCGACCTGACCGGGCCGATGATGAAGCCTGACAGCAAAGGCACGATCTTTCTGGAGAGCAAGAAGGACATGAAGGCGCGGGGGCTGGCCTCACCAGATGCGGCCGACGCTATCGCCATAACATTCGCATACCCCGTGGCGCACCGCGAGGCGCGGCCGATGGACAACAGACGCCGGGTCAGTTATGGTGGGGCGATTTCCTCCGGTTGGATGGCCTCTTGATGGCTAGAAAATCTGTTTCCTTATCTGTTGGCCGTGGTGAGAAGCTGTCCACCAAGGCGGGCGCTGGCCTGACCGCGAAGGGCAGGGCGCGGTATAACGCGGCGACGGGGAGCAAGCTGAAGGCTCCGGCCCCTAACCCCAAGACTGAGGCTGACAAGGGCCGGAAGGCGTCATTTTGTGCGAGAATGTCCGCCGTAGCGGCTAAGGCTAAAAATGGCGAACGGGCCAAGGCTAGCCTCAGGAGATGGAAATGCCCGTAAAGAAACCCGGAAGCCCCGGATTGTATGCTGCAATCCACGCCAAACGGGCGCGCATCAAGGCCGGCTCGGGCGAGAAGATGCGCAAGCCGGGCGTAGCAGGCGCACCGACCGCCAAGGCGTTCAAGCAGTCCGCCAAGACGAGGAAGAAGTAATGGCGAATACTAAGCCAATCGGTGTCGCTTATGAAGATCAAGATATTATTGGCGCAACGACTGTATCGGCCACTAATATCCTGTCAACAGGGCAGATCGGGTATGCGGCCGGCGCATATGGAAATGTGACGCAGCAGAACAACAAGACAACAGCGGTGACGGTCAACGCATCGTCAGGCCAAATCATTACGGCTAATTCACAACTTGCGCCTAGTGCTAACGCGCTGTTTAAAGTAAACAATAACGTTGTATCTTCTAAAGATGTGGTAATTGTCAGCCCTGCAACGGGCGGCACAAACGGGGCCTATAACGTATTTATAACATCTATTGACGATGGGTTTTTTTACATTGAGATTAAGAACGTAACGAACAACGCCTATTCTGAATCAATCCGCCTTAACTTTGCAATCTTACATACGGTGACATAACATGCCTCTAGTCAAAAGCACCAGCAAAGAAGCCTTCCGTAAGAACGTAAAGGCTGAGATGAAGGCTGGAAAGCCGCAGAAACAGGCAGTTGCGATTGCCTACTCGACCAAGCGCGCGGCGGCAAAGAAGCCGGCGATGAAAGGCAAGTCCAGTGGCTGCAAGTGATGTCAGGGACGCCGGCAAGGTAGCCAGCGCCGACGAGGGCGACGACCGCCTGTCGACGCTGCGGCACCGCTTTACCGTGGCGATGTCCGCCTACAGCGACACCCGCGAGGACGAGCTGGACGATCTGCGGTTCATGGCGGGCTCGCCGGACAACCAGTGGCAGTGGCCGGCGGACGTGCTGGCGACGCGCGGCTCGGTGCAGGGGCAGACGATCAACGCGCGGCCATGCCTGACGATCAACAAGCTGCCGCAGCACGTCCGGCTCGTGACTAACGAGCAGCGGCAGAACCGGCCGCAGGGCAAGGTCATCCCGGCCGACGAGAACGCGGACCCGGCGGTCGCCGAGGTGTTCGACGGCATCATCAAGCATATCGAGTATTTGTCCGACGCGGACGTGGCCTATGACACGGCCTGCGACAATCAGGTCACATACGGCGAAGGCTATATCCGCCTGATAACGGAATATTGCCGCGAGGACTCGTTCGATCAAGACATTAAAATTGTCCGGGTCAGGAACAGTTTCAGCGTCTACATGGACCCGATGATTCAGGATCCGTGCGGGTCGGACGCGGAATGGTGCTTTATCACGGAAGACATCGCCAAGTCGGAATATGAGCGGCTATACCCGGACGCGACGCCGATCTCGACGATGATGGCGCAGGGCGTCGGCGACCAGTCGCTGAGCATGTGGCTGACGCAGGAGACCATCCGCATCGCGGAGTATTTCTACGTCGAGCATAAAAAGGCGACGCTGAACCTTTACCCGGACAACATCACGGCATTCGACGGCACGCCGGAGGACAAGCGGCTAAAGTCAGCCTATGGCAAGCCGCTGCGCAGCCGGCAGAGCGACCGCCGGCAGGTGAAATGGGTCAAGACCAACGGTTACGAGATCCTCGAAGAGCGGGATTGGGCGGGCAAATGGATCCCGGTCGTCCGCGTCATCGGCAACGAGTTCGAGGTCGACGGCCAGCTTTACATCTCCGGTCTGGTGCGCAACGCGAAGGACGCGCAGCGCATGTATAACTACTGGGTCAGTCAGGAAGCAGAAATGCTTGCGCTGGCCCCGAAAGCGCCCTTCATTGGCTACGGCGGCCAGTTCGAAGGCTATGAGATGCAGTGGAAGACGGCCAATACGAACAACTGGCCGTATCTGGAGGTCAACCCGGATGTTACTGACGGAGCTGGAAGCCCTCTGCCGCTGCCCGAGCGCGCTCAGCCGCCTCTGGCGCAAACCGGCCTCATACAAGCGAAAATGGGTGCTGGCGAAGACATTAAATCGACAACGGGTCAATACGACAGTTCAATTGGTGCGACCAGTAACGAAAGAACGGGTCGTGCTATATTGGCACGCGAGCGGCAGGGCGACACGTCAACCTTCCATTATGTAGACAACATGAGCCGCGCGGTGCGCTATATCACGCGGCAGATGGTCGACCTTATCCCGAAGATCTACGACACCCAGCGCGTCGCGCGGATCGTGGGTATCGACGGCGAAGTCGGGATGGTCAAGATTAACCCGAGCCAGCCCGAGCCGGTGCGGATTATCAAGGATCCGATCACGGGCGAGACCATCGACAAGATCTACAATCCAAATGTCGGTCTGTATGACGTGATGGTCACGACCGGCCCGAGCTACATGACCAAGCGGCAGGAGTCCATGGACGCGATGGCGACCATCCTCCAGTCCAACCCGCAGCTCTGGACGGTCGCGGGCGATCTGTTCATCAAGAACATGGATTGGCCGGGGGCGCAGGAGATGGCGGCTCGCTTCGCCAAGATCCTCGATCCGAAGGTGCTGGAAGGCTCTGACGAGTCGCCTGAAGCGCAGATGATGCGCGCTCAGATGAACGACATGGCCAACCAGATGGAGCAGGTTACGGCTATGGTCGGTCAGCTTCAGCAGTCCTATGACATGCAGAAGCTCCAGATCGACCAGCAGAACAGCCAGATCAAGGCTTACGAAGCCGAAACAAAGCGGATTCAGGCCACGCAGCCGGCCATGACGCCCGAGCAGTTACAAGATATTATTCAAGGAACTGTAGCTGCGGCGCTGGACATGGGCGACATCGTGCCGTCTATGCCGCAACAGCAGATCTTACCGGGGTTTGAGCAATGAGCTGCGCTGATTTCATAGGTCAACTGTTTCTGGCGCGGGATGTCACGCATTCTGTCCATCTAAACACGCGGTCTTACGCCAAACATAAAGCGCTGGGCTCGTTTTATGGCAAGATTATAGATTTAGCCGATGATTTGGCTGAGATGTATCAGGGTCGACACGGCCTGATCGGGCCGATTACGCTGCATTCGGCTGAAAAAACAGCAAATGTCGTTGAATTTCTTGAAGATTCGCTGAAAAAGCTCGAAGATATGCGCTATAAGGTCTGTGACCGCGACGATACGGCCATTCAGAACACGATTGACGAGATTATCGGGCTTTATCTGTCGACTCTCTACAAACTCAAATTCTTGGCCTGACCATGCCGACAGTAAGCTACAACAAGTTCCAGCCGGCCATCGAGAACCTGTTTGAGAATATCAACGCAGGGTCTGATTCGTGGGCTATAAAGCTCGCCACAGGCGTGGACGCAGCGGCGGGCACGATTACTGAGGTCGCTAACGGAAACGGCTACTCGACCGGCGGCAACCCCGCCACGGTCGTGTCTGCGACGCAGACGGGCGGCACGTTCAAGCTGGTGCTGAACAGCCCGTCTACGTGGACGGCGACTGGCGCGGGCTTTTCCTTCCGATACGCGGTTCTGACCGACACGACGACCAGCACGAACGTAGCCTACTGGGACTATGGGTCGAGTCAGGCTGTGGCGGCGGCGGAAACGGTTACGGTTACGTTGGACGGGACTAACGGTGTATTTCAGGCGACGTGATGTCAGACAATATCCTCCTTCTGACGGAGGACGACAACTATCTGACCGCAGAGAACGGCGATTATCTGATCGCGGTCGTTCAATATCTGTTCACGGCGCAGAATGGGTCGTATGAGGTAGCCGGGCAAACCGCTACCTTGTTAAAAAGTAAGGTTCTATATGTTCTGAATGGGTCGTATGCGATTTCCGGGCAGAGCATAAACGTCACCTACGGGCACGTTCTGATCGCTTTGAACGGAGACTATTCAGTTGTTGGCAATAATGCTAGTATAACATACGTTGCCAACCCGGAACAGAAATATATAGAGCTAAGATCGTTCACGGAACGCAGGAGAATATAAGTGGCTACTACCCTGAAAGCGATTACCTCATGCTTGGGGTATCAGCAGCTTGAAACGCTTTCCGCCTCTACGGGCCTGACCGTTCCGACCCGCGATCCGTCGACCGGGCTGACCGCCAAGGCTAACTTCGCGCTGATTACGCCTGAATCGAAAGGTGTTCGGTGGCGGGACGACGGCGGCGCGCCGACCGCGACTGTCGGTATGCCGCTCGCGGCCGGGGTCACGCTCCAGTATGACGGCGATCTGACGAAGATCCGTTTTATTGAGCAGGAAGCCAGCGCCAAGCTCAACATTAGCTATTACGTCTGAGGCCGCTATGAACGTATCAAACGACGCCCCCACCATGGACTACGTCCAGTATTTTACGAAACAGCTTCCGCAAGATTTGGCCAAAATGGCCGAACTGCGGGACGAGCTGGCCAAGCGGCAGGGCGCGCTGAGCGCGGCTGAGGCGGCGCTGGCTGACCGTGAGAAAGCCAAGGTCGAGCTGGCGAACGCCAAGCTACAGGCGGCGTCTATCCTGTCGGAAGCAGAGGCTGACCGATCCGAGGCGCGTAAGCTGAAGGCTGACGCCGACGCGCGCGACAAGGACGTAGCCAAGCGCGAGAAGTCGTTCGAGAGCGTCGTAAAGACGCGCGAGCAGGCGGTCGCAGCGGCCGAGGCAGCGGTCAAGGTCCGTGAGGACGCGGTCAATGGCCGTGAGGCTCGCATGGCTGAGGCGCAGGGCAAGCTCGACGCCGAGCGTGTCGCGTTGGAGAGCCGCATCAAGGCATTTCAGGACCGCGTTGCGTCCTTCTGAGGATAGATAAATGGCCGACGTAAAGATCTCCGCTCTTCCTGCCGCCACGACTCCGCTTGGCGGCACGGAAGTCCTGCCTATCGTCCAGTCCGGCACCACCAAGAAGGTGTCTATCGCCGATGTGACGGCGGGGCGGGCGATGTCGGCGTCGAGCCTCACCCTTTCGTCGCCGCTCGGCGTCGCGTCCGGCGGCACCGGGCTCAACTCACTGACTGCTGGCCGCATACCGTATGGCGATGGGACAAGCGCGTTTGGGAATAGCGCGAACTTATTCTTTAACGGAACAAATCTTGGTATTGGAACTTCGTCACCAACGTCTTACGGCGCTGGGTATACCACGCTGGCTGTTAATGGTAGCTCTGCGGGCTCCGTTATTGACACATCGGTTGCGGGTGTCCGCATTGGAACTTTCTTTGCGTTGAGTGACAATTCGGTCACTGTTGGCAACGTGACGAATAATCCTTTAGCTTTTCGAACAAACAACATTGAGCGTATGCGCCTCGACGCATCCGGCAATTTCGGTATCGGGACAAGTTCGCCGGGGGCTAAATTAAATGTTGTTGGCCTAACATCAAATGCCACGGCAACCTTTTTATCCGGCGCTTCGGGATCATTGTGTTCTGTTAATCTTGGGCGGGACACAAGAACCTACACTCTCGGTGTAGCCGCATCTGCAAGTCAATTCTTCAGCGGAACTGCTGCTGGCGATAGTATTATTGCTTATGGGACCGGCAAGCTATGGATCGGTAGCGGTAATATTGATACGGCTGGCTCGGCTACGGCTGTTTTTGATGCTAGTGGTACCCTATTTATAGGTTCCACAAGCGGCCCTAGTAACTCTTTGACTGTAGCTACATCGGCCGCCGCTATTCGTATCAGAGACACGTCAAATACAAATGGTTCTCAGCTATATGATAGCACGACAGCGTTTAACGTAACGGTAGTTGACGGACGCCCGCTTGTTTTTCAAACAGGAAACACAGAACGGGTCCGCATCGACAGCAGCGGGAACCTGCTGGTTGGGACGACGAGCCAAGTCGGGAGCGCGCTAACTTCTCTTTTTAGTGGCACGGCTAATAACACCTCATATCGGCCACTGTCATTGCGCGGTGGCTCGCAAACGATATTTGGCAACCGAAAAACAACAAGCGTTTCTACATCTGCAACAGTAATATCTGCCGTTAACGAGTGGTGTAATTTGGTTCTGGTTTTTGGAACCGATGGAACAAATCGTTTCTGCGATTTAGTTCTATGGTCGATTGGCTCGGGAACAGTCAATTCAATCAGTTCTTTAAACTCCAGCGGGAGCCCTGCCGCTCGAACATATTCGCAGTCATCAAGCACACTCAGACTTGCTATGGCGTCTGGAACTTACTCAGTCCATGTCGTGGAACTAACCTTAGCGGAAGTATAACATGAGCAACACATACACATGGGTAATCGCCCAACTCGACTGCTACCCGCAACAGGACGACCACACGGATGTTGTGTTCACCGTCCACTGGAGACGCCAAGCGACTGACGGAACCTACAGCGCCGACATCTACGGCTCACAGTCCGTCACTCTCGCGCCTGACGCACCCTTCACGCCGTATGAAGATCTGACATTCGATCAGGTCGTCGGGTGGCTCGAAGAGGCGTTTGGCCCTGAGACGCTGGCTGCGCAGGTGGCTGCGCTTGACAAGCAGATTGAAAATCAGATCAATCCGCCGGTTGTTAGCCCACCACTTCCATGGAGCAACCCGTGAAATTTACGCTCGAAGAGCTACAGAAACTCGTGAACTTGCTGGACATAGCAACAAAGGCGGGCGGCCTCGCTGTCGCCAGCGAAGCACTCCCGCTCGTGGCCAAGATTCAGGAAATGGCCAAGTTCGTTGACGTTCAGGAAGAAAACGAGTAACTTTGTTTAACCGACTGGCCGGAAAGCTAGGTAAATGACAGAAGACGAACAGGCTGTAGCGGAGATCAGCCCCGCGCCGGAACCGGAAGCCACGGCAGCACCGGAAACCGTTGTAGAGACGCCGGAGGAACAGCAGCCTACAAAATCGTTCACTCAGGAAGAGCTGGACGCCATTGTAAGCAAGCGCCTTGCAAGAGAACAGCGGAAATGGGAACGTGAGCAGGCCCAGCGGCTTGCGGAGCAGCAGGTTAGACAACCTGTCGCACCTCCTGCGGACCCCAACGATTTCGAGTCGGCTCACCAATACGCGGAAGCGTTGGCTGAGCAGAAGGCTCAGGAATTGTTGGCCAAGCGCGAGGCCGCAAGGCAACAGGCCGAGATCATTGAGTCCTATCGCGACCGTGAAGAGGAAGTAAGGGAAAAATACGAGGACTTCGAGCAAGTCGCGTATAACCCCAACCTGCCCGTCTCGGACGTTATGGCTCAAGCTATTCAGGCTTCTGATATTGGCCCCGAGGTCATCTATTTTCTCGGATCCAACCCAAAAGAAGCCAGCCGTATATTCCGTCTGCCGCCCGTCTTGCAGGCAAAAGAGATCGGTAAGATTGAGGCCAAACTGGTTGACAATCCGCCGGTCAAGAAAACATCAACCGCGCCAGCGCCTCTTGCGCCTGTCACGGCAACCCGGTCGAACTCTGGCCCGAGACGAGACACGACGGACCCCCGGTCCATAAAGGAAATGTCAACGTCGGAATGGATTGAAGCGGAACGTCAGCGGCAGATCAAGAAGTGGGAAGCGCAGAACCGACGATAAGTCTTTGAAAGGACTAGGTTATGTCTAATTCACTTCTTACGATCGACATGATCACGAGAAAAGCACTCGAGATCTTGGAAAACAACCTTGTGCTTACCCGCACCGTTAACCGCCAATATGACGACTCTTTCGCCGTTGAAGGCGCGAAGATCGGCTCGACCCTCCGCATCCGTCTGCCCGACCGCGCGCTGGTCACGGACGGCGCGGCGCTTCAGGTGCAGGACGATAACGAGCAGTATACCACGCTCGCGGTTTCCAGCCAGAAGCACATTGGCGTCAACTTCACGACCGCCGAACTCACCATGCAGCTCGACGATTTCGCTGAGCGTGTTCTGAAGCCTCGTATTTCGCAGCTCGCGTCGTCCATTGACGCCGACGTTGCGAACGCCTTCAAATACATCGGCAACTCGGTCGGCACGCCGGGCACGACGCCCGCCACGTCGCTCGTTCTGCTTCAGGCTCAGCAGAAGCTCAACGAGAACGCTGCGGTCATGTCGCCCCGCTATGCGACGGTCAACCCGGCTGCGAACGCCGCGCTGATCGAAGGCATGAAGGGCCTCTTCAACCCGGTCTCGGCGATCTCGAAGCAGTTCAAGAACGGCATGTTTGGTGAAGGCATTCTCGGCTATGACGAGCTGAATATGTCGCAGTCCATCAAGCAGTTCACGACCGGCTCGCGCACGGGCACGCTGACGGTCAATGCTACGGTTACGTCGGAGGGCGCGACCAGCATCGTCGTTACGGGCCTCGGCTCGACGGTCGTCAAGGCCGGCGACGTGTTCACGGTTGCCGACTGCTTCGCCGTCAACCCGCAGACCCGTGAGTCCACCGGCTCGCTGTTCCAGTTCGTCTGCCTTGAGGACGTTACGGCGTCCACCACGGCGACGATCAAGGTCAACGCGATGTATTCGGCTTCGCAGGCTCTTGCGACGGTTGACGCTCTGCCGCAGTCCGGCAAGACTGTCACCTTCCTCGGCTCGCCGTCGACCCAGTATCCGCAGAACCTGATCTACCATCGTGACGCGATTGCGTTTGCGACGGCCGATTTGCTCATGCCGAACGGTGTCGACATGGCCTCGCGTCAAGTCCACAATGGTATCTCGCTCCGCGTTGTCCGTCAGTATGACATCAACAACGACCGACTGCCCTGCCGTATTGACGTTCTGTATGGCTACAGCGTCATTCGTCCGCAGATGGCGGTTCGCCTTTGGGGCTAATCAGATGGGGCTTCGGCCCCGTCTTTTTCTCTAATTCAGGAGCATTGAACCATGGCTGCTTATGACCCGATTACGCAGAGCGCTGCTTATCCGCTCGACACTCTCGGCCCGACGCCGCTTATCCCGAACGCCGTTGGCGGCTACCAGCTCGGCGCTGGCGCGCTGACCGAGCCGCTTATGACCCCGCAGCCCGCCCCGAGCGCGCTGACGGGTGCGACGGTTACGGTTACTGTTGGCAATCTCGCCAACGGCATCATCACCGTTGACTCTGGCGGCACGGACGCGGGCACCTACACGTTCCCGACCGGCGCGCTGATCGACGCGGCGTTCCCGAGCATCAAGACGAACTCGGCGTTCGATGTCGTCGTCATCAACCTTGGTGACAACGCGGCGAACGACGTGACGTTTGGTGCGGGCGCTGGCAACACCATTGTCGGCAATGCGGTCGTTGCGGATTCCGCTACGGCGACGTTCCCGGCTTCGGCTCGCTTCCGCTTCCGCCGCACCGGCACGGCCGCCTACACGATCTATCGTATCGGCTAAGGAGGGCTCTATGCCTAATACCAAAGCGGTAGGCGTCGCGTTCTCGGACCCGGAGCTTGTCTCCGGCACGACGATCACGGGCGCTTCCATCTCTGGCTCGACGATCACAGGCGCGACGGCCTCTGGCACGTTCACGTCCACGGCGACGAGCGGTCCGGTCATCTCAAATGCGACGGCCGGCCTATACTTCCTGACCACGGCCATCACGGCTGGCGTCACGACCACGACCGCTCCGGCGGGCTCGCTGGCCACGACGACCAACGCCACGGGCGCTGGCAAGCTGTTCACTTCGGTGGCCGGCAAATGGGAATTCCCCGTTCTCACCTAAATCAATCCTACGAGCGGCCTACGGGCCGCTCGGCCCTTACCATAGGTGTAAAATGGCTGTAATTTACCTGCGGCACCCCAAGCACGGGGTGAAGGTCGCTACCATGGATTTGGAAGCCGCCTACGACGAAGAGAACGGCTGGGAAAGGTTCGATCCAGATGACGACAGCGGGCGAGCAGATCAACGGAGCGCTGAGACTGTTGGGCGTCCTCGCAGAGGGCGAAACGCCCTCGGCCGAGACCTCGCAGGACGCGTTGACGGCGCTCAATCAGATGATCGACTCGTGGAACACCGAGCGGCTGTCGGTATTTTCGACACAGGACCAAGTTTTTAACTGGCCCTCGGGCGAGCTGTTTCGCACGCTCGGTCCGACCGGCAATTTTGTAGGCGACCGTCCTGTCCTGTTAGACGACTCGACTTATTTTCGAGACCCGCAGACCAACGTCTCCTACGGCATAAAATTCATCAACCAGCAGCAATATAACGGTATTGCGGTCAAGACAGTGACCAGCACCTATCCGCAGGTCATCTTTGTCAACAACACCTTTCCTGACATCGAAATGTATATCTACCCGAAGCCGCTACGGCTATTGGAGTGGCATTTCATTTCTGTGCAGGAGCTGACATCTCCCGCCGAACTAGCTACGCCCTTGACGTTTCCGCCGGGCTATCTGCGCGCGTTCCGGTATAATCTGGCTTGCGAAATGGCTCCTGAGTTCGGCGTCGAGCCATCGCCGCAGGTGCAGCGGATCGCGATGTATAGCAAGCGCAATCTGAAGCGTATTAATAACCCCGATGACGTTATGGCGATGCCTTACAGCATTGTTGGAACGCGCCAGCGCTATAATATTTACGCCGGGAATTACTAATGCATACGCCTATTCTTGGCTCTAGTTATCAGACGCGCAGCCCCAACGCGGCTGATAACCGGATGATTAATCTTTACCCGGAGATTATTCCCGAGAACGGTAAAGAGCCTGCGTGGCTTCAGCGCGCGCCGGGGCTTCGTCTGCTTACGACTTTTCCGACCGGCCCCGTTCGCGGGCTTTGGCAGTATGGCGACTATGGCTATGCTGTTGCCGGCACCAAACTATACCGCATCAATACAGACTGGACCTACGTCGAACTCGGCACGGTAGTGGGCACCGGTCAGGTCAATATGGTCGATAATGGCATTCAGTTATTTATCGCGGCGGGCGCAAACGGCTACATATACAACAACAGCGATTTTACGCTCGCCGGAGATACGACCAGCGGAAGCGCCAATGTGACAGTGGCCGATACGTCGTCTATTTGGGTAGGCCAGCCGGTCTCAGGCATCGGCATCCCTGCGTCGACGACGGTGTCCAGCATTACGAACAGCACCACGTTTGTCCTGTCCGCAAACGCTACTGCGACGGGCACGGGCGTAACGCTGACTTTCTCGCCTTTCTTCAGTGACATCACAGACCCGGACTTCCCCGGCGCAGTCGGCGTCGGCTTTTTGGATGGGTATTTCGTATTTAACGAGCCTAATAGCCAACGATTCTGGGTGACTGCGTCCTATAACGGGCTGTCTATTGACGCTCTGGATTTCGCCAGCGCTGAAGGTTCGCCGGATAATCTGGTGACGTTGATCGTCGATCACCGCGAAGTCTGGCTGTTTGGCATCAACACGGTTGAAGTCTGGTATAACGCCGGGCTTCCTGACTTTCCGCTCGCTCGCATCCAAGGCGCGTTCAACGAGATCGGCTGTTTGGCCGCCTATTCGGTCGCCAAGCTTGACAATGGCCTGTTCTGGCTCGGGCGCGACGCGCGCGGTAACGGTATCGTCTACCGATCCAAAGGCTACTCCGGCGAGCGCGTCTCGACCCATGCGGTTGAGTGGCAGATCCAGCAATACGCCACACTGTCTGACGCTGTCGCTTACACGTATCAACAGGACGGCCATGCGTTCTATGTTCTCAACTTCCCGACCGCGAATACGACATGGGTCTATGACGTAGCCACAGGCGCGTGGCACGAGCGCGCTGGATGGGAGAACAACGAGTTTACGCGGCAGCGCGGCAACTGCCAGATGAACTACAACAATGAAATCGTCATTGGCGATTATGTTGCGGGCGGCCTGTATGCGTATGATCTCACAACGTATTCCGAAGCGGGCTCCGTTCAGAAATGGCTTCGGTCGTGGCGCGCGCTGCCAACGGGCCAGAATAATTTGAAGCGCACGACTCATCACAGCCTTCAGTTGGACTGCGAAGCCGGCGTGGGTCTGACAGGTAACGATTTTCTATATCTGGACGGGCGCTATATAACGACCGAGGATGATCTGAAGTTACTGACGGAGGATGATAACTATATCATCGCTTCGGGCGCTATTGATCTGGGTGTTAACCCGCAGGTTATGTTGCGCTGGTCGGATGACGGTGGCCATACATGGTCGAATGAACATTGGAAGTCGATGGGCCGCATCGGCGAGTATGGCTACAGGACGATCTGGCGGCGTCTCGGCATGACGTTGAAATTGCGCGACCGGGTGTATGAGATTTCAGGCACCGATCCGGTCAAGATAGCCATTATGGGGGCTGAACTTATAATGGACCCCACAAATGCCTGAGAATATAACACAGATCCCGGCAGCGCGTATTCCGATTTCGGATAGTTTTACGCGCTACATATCCCGTGAGTGGTATAGGTTTCTTAATAATATATACTCAATTCTGGGTAGCGGGTCGCTTCGCTATGGCACGTTTTTCGACACGACCGACCAGATTGCGGCGTCGCCAGATACGCCCTACGCGGTGACGTTTAATAATACTGATCTTACGGCTGGCGTCTATTTGGGGTCGCCCTCGTCGCGGCTTTATGTGGATCGGCCGGGCGCGTATAACTTTCAGTTTTCGCTGCAACTTTCCAGCACAAACGCAAGCACCAAAAATGTGTATATATGGGCGCGCATAAACGGCGTTGATGTGCCTGATTCGGCGACGCGGATAACCATGAAGGGCTCGAATGAAGAATATGTCGCGGCGTGGAATTTCGTGCTAAGAATGAATACAGCCGATTATTTTGAGCTTATGTGGGCGACATCCAATGTAAACGTGCAGATCCTCGCAGACCCCGCGACGGCGTTCTGCCCGGCAATCCCTTCGGTCATTATGACCGTGTCCTGTAACATAGGTGCATAATGGCGGTCGTAACTCCCACGCCTAAAACGCAGTTCCTGACCGCAGACGGCGCGCCGCTGGTCGGGGGGCGCGTCTATACTTATGAGGCGGGCACGACGACGCCGCAGGCTACCTATACGGACTCCAGCGGTTCGACGGCTAACAGTAACCCCATTATCCTTGACTCGCGTGGCGAGGCCAATATCTGGCTCGGCGAATCGGTCTATAAGTTTAAACTTGCTGACGCCGACGATGTCGAGATCTGGACGGTTGACTACGTCGCGGCTCCGACAACGTCGCTCTCCCCGGTTCTGTCCGGCAACGTCACGATTTCCACTAACTCGTCCGGCCCTGCGCTGAAGATCACCCAGACCGGCACGGGCGAAGTTCTGCGCGTGCAAGACAGCGCGGATCCTGACACGACACCGTTTATCATCAACTCGGCAGGGCTTCTCGGCCTCGGAACTGTGTCGCCGACCGAGGCACTGGACATAGACAATAATGGTAAGATTCAGTTTTCTTCGGCCGGCGTGTCGCGCACAGTCATCGAAGCTGACGCCACAAATTCCACGTTCGACGTAAAAGATAACCGCAATTTTGTCGTGCGCACCAATGGCAGCGCGCGGTTTACTGTCGCGGGCAACGGAAACGTAACTTTTGCCGGGGGCATAACCATATCGTCTGGCGGTGTCGCCGTGACGGGTAATAGCACGGTTACTGGCACGCTGGGCGTTAGCAGCACGTTGACCGTATCGTCCGGCGGCCTCACCGTATCGGCGGGCGGCGCGGCCATTACAGGCAATAGCACCGTAACCGGAACTTTTGGCACGACAGGCGTTCTGACTGCTCAATCTGGCGTCACGGTGTCGTCTGGCGGCCTTACGGTGTCGTCTGGCGGCGCGGGTATTACGGGCAACAGCTCCGTTACGGGCACGCTGGGTGTCAGCAGCACATTGACCGTGTCGTCAGGCGGCGCGGCGATTACCGGCAACAGTTCGGTCGTCGGCACGCTCACAGCCACGACGTTCTCGGGCGCGTGGGCGAATATTCCCGCCGGCACCGTCATGCTGTTCGTGCAGACTTCAGCTCCGACCGGCTGGACTAAGTCCACGGCGCATGACAATAAAGCACTGCGCGTCGTGTCAGGCTCAGCCTCGTCAGGCGGCAGCGTCGCGTTCACGACGGCGTTTGCTTCGCAGGCTGTTACCGGCACAGTCGCCAGCTATACGCTGACAACGGCGGATATTCCGTCGCATAATCATAGCGCCACCAGCACCAGCACTAGTTCCAGCACCAGTTCGGTGACGGATCCGGGCCATACACATAGCTACACCGCGCCCGCTACAGGCGCGGCGGCAGTGTCTCTGGGCGGCGTGCCTATTGTAACGGCGGGCACCGCAGCAGGGACTACCGGATCGGCTACGACTGGCATAACAGTAGGAACGACAACCACAACTTCTACCTCTACATCTATCGGCAACACAGGTGGGGGTGGCGGTCATGCTCACGGCTTCTCCGCGCCAAACATAAACCTCGCCGTTCAGTATGTAGACGTAATCATAGCGACGAAAGACTAATGGAACTCAAAAACGGAACCTTCTGTCCGCTTATCAAAAAAGACTGCGTGCAATTAAAATGCGCGTGGTTTACATTGTTGCGCGGGACAAACCCCAATACGGGCAAAGAAATAGACGAATGGATGTGCGCTATTACGGCTATGCCTATGCTTCAGATTGAAGTGGCAAAGGAAGTCCGTCAGGGCGCAGCCGCGACCGAGTCTTTCCGTAATGAAGTGGTTGCTATATCATCGCAACCCGTCACGCCGCTTATCGGCAGGAGCTAACAATGGACCCTTTTACCATAGCCCTTCTCGGCAGCTCCGCCGCCAGCGGTCTGGGGTCCATTCTGGGCTCCCGCGCTTCAGGTAAGGCTTCCGCCGCGCAGGCGCAGGCAGCTATGCTGGGCGCGGTCCTTCAGGCGCAGGCGCAGGAGCGCGCTCGGGCTGACATTCTTCAAGGTAAGGCGGGCGGCGAACAGGCCCTGAGATCGGCCGTTGGTCCGACGCTTGAAGCCTTGCAAGCGTCAAGCGCGCGCGCTGAAGAGGCGCGGCGGGCCGGCGCAGGGGAGGCTGCGGCCGAGCTGGAGCGCGGACGCATGGCGTCCATCATGCCGCTACTGGCGGCGCAGCAGTCCCAGCAGGAGGCGCTTTTGGGCGCTACCGGCGGCCAACTGGCGGCGTTGCGCGGTGGAGCGGGTCAGGCCGCTGGAGCCATCCAGCGCGGTATGGGGCAGGGCGCGGGCGCGCTCACGGGCGCGGAACGCCGCGCGGCGGGAGAGCTGACCGCAGGCGAGATGGGCGGTCTCGGCGCGCTGGGCGGCGCGTTCGGAATGCAGGCCGGCTATCAGCAGCCATATGTATCGACGGGCGCAGGCGCGCAGAATCAGCTTGCGGCGCTCTACGGCGTTGGCGGCGATGTCAACGCGCCGGGCTATGGCTCGTTTATGCGTCAGCCGACGCTCGAAGAGCTTCAGATGGACCCCGGCTATGCGTTCCGTGTGGCGGAGGGCGAGCGGGCGATGCAATCAACGCTCGGCTCGTCGGGTATGCGTCAATCTGGAGCGGCGTTGAAAGCTGCGACGCGCTACGGACAGGAAGCGGGCAGTCAGGAATACCAGAATGCTTACGCGCGGTTCATGGCCAACCGTCAGGCCGCGCTGTCCGGCCTTCAGGGCCTTGCGGGCTCGGGTCAGGGCGCGGCTAATGTTATGACGCAGGCTGCGGGCGGTCTTGGCGCGGGAGCTGCCGGACTCATGCAAACCGGCGCTACAGGCCGTGCGGGGCTTGCGTCTCAGACCGGCGCTAATCTTGCAAACATTTACGGGACCGGCGCGCAGAATCTTGCGAACATATACGGCGCGCAGGGGCAAAACGTCGCAGGTGTGTTGGGCCAGACAGGCGCTAACCTTGCGAATGTCTATGGCACAACGGGCCAGAATGTCAGCAATATTCAGGGTGCGACTGGGCAAAACCTTGCCGGGCTGCGCGGCGCGCTCGGCACGGGGCTGTCGGCGGATATTCTTGGCAGCGGCCAGAACATCGCCAATGTATATTCTGGTCTCGGCACCGGTCTAGCGAATATCGCCACGGGCTCCGCCGTCCCGCTTGCCAATCTGGCGACCGGCGGCGGGCAGGCGCTCGCGACCGGGCTGGAGAACGCCGCGCAAGCCCGCGCGTCCGGCTATATGGGCGGCGCGTCGGCGCTGTCTCAGGCGCTGGGCAATGTCGGGCAGAACGCGCTGGCATATAGCATGATGGACCGCATGTATGGTCAAGCGCGGCCGGCGACGGCGCAGCCGTTTAACCGAAATTATGGTATGGGTTACGGCCCGCAGCTTTGAGGTCTGACTAATGGCCGTTCGATATGACATTGCGTCTATGGTGCCCCAAATGAGTGGCGGCGGCATAGATCCGCTTAACATGATGGCTCAGTTGCGTCAGCAAGAATACCAGCAGGCGCAGCTTGCGCGTATGGCGCAAAGCATGGACGTGCAGGATCTTCAGGCGCAGATTGCTGCGCAGCGAGAACTTCGCCAAGCTGAAGCAGCGCAGCGTCAGGCGGGGCTATATGGCGCGCAGCAGCAGGAAGCGGAACAGAAAATTCAGGCCGGCAAGATCGACCTCTATAAGAATATGTTCCAGAATTTCGTCAACGACCAAAAGTCGCTCGATAGTTTTGTGACTATGATGGAGCGCGACTTTCCGCAGGGCGTTGCGGCGTTCAAGGGCAAAACCTATTCGGACGACTGGAAACAGAGTCTTCTGAAGCCTGAAGGCGACTATATGGAAGCCGGCGGCGAAGTATATCAGAAGACCGCAAGGGGTCTCAGACCGGCCCCTATCATCCAGCCCGAGGCCATCCCCGGCCCGCGTCAGGACATGGCGACGGCGCTTATTAAAGAGCGCGAAGGATTTATCGAGAAGCCGAAATACGACGTGAACGCCTATCGTGCCGGGTATGGTAGCGACACCGTGACGTTGCCGGACGGCACTGTCCAGAAGGTGACGCCCGGTATGCGCGTGTCGCCCGAGGATGCTGAGCGCGATCTTCAGCGGCGCATTCAGACTGAGTTTGTCCCGAAGGCTGCGGCCAAGGTCGGCGAAGAAGTCTGGTCTACGCTGCCCGAGAATACGCGCGCCGCGTTGACTTCGGTCGCTTATAACTACGGCACGGTCCCCAGCCGTATTGTCCCGGCTGTGCAGTCAGGCAACCCTGAGACGATTGCGCGGGCTATCGAGAGTCTGGCCGGCGACAATAAAGGCGTCAACGCCGGGCGGCGTATGCAAGAGGCCAATATCGCTCGTGGCACGGCTATGCCCGGCTCGCGCGCTGTGCCGGCTTTCGCCGCTGGCGGCGCGCCGTCGTTCATGGGCGGCCCCGAGATCATGCCGCCAATCAATATGATGGCTCCCCCGGCTGCGCCTATGAACGCGATGGCTGCGCCTGCTCTGCCGACGCCGTCCGCACCGCAGCCAGCGCAGCCGGCTACGGCTGCTACGGTTGGCACTCGCAAACAACTTAAAGGCCAGTCGAACATTGATAAGACGCTAGATAAGATGCTTGGGTCCTACGAAAAATTATCGGCGTCTGGCGATATAGTGAGCAGCGCGACCGCTGCCGCTAGTCCTCTATCGACTATCGGAACCTACCTCAAAGGAACGGCGCTCGGTCAGGATGTAGAGCGCGCGCGCGGCTCCAAAGCGCAAGACGTGCGCAATCGCATTTCCGCTCTGCGCGGGCAACTTCTTCAGGATATTAAAGAAGCTACAGGTCAGACCTCTAAAGAGTTGGATTCTAATTTTGAGTTGAAAATGGCTCTGGAGCGCCTCGGCGATCCTACCATGTCAATTGAATCTATCCGCGCTATTGTAAGTGACTTGTCAGCCCGTTACGGGTCTGGAAAAGTCAAACTGCCTGAAGAAGAAGCGGCCCCCGCACCGGCTGCCCCCGCCGCTGCGGCTACGCAACGAACTATCGTAAAACGCGGGACATACAATGGCCGCCCTGTGGTGCAATATAGTGACGGAACCATAGACTATGCCGATTGATCCGTCCAAAGTCCAATGGACCGAAACTATTGACCCGTCCAAGGTCCAGTGGGACACAGGTCTGACTATGGGCCGCGCGGCGGAAGTCGCGGGCGGCGCTGTAGCGCCTATCGCTGCCGCAGCCGGTTTGGGCGGCCTTGTCGCAGGGCCGGTCGGCGCTGTCGCGGCTCCTGCTGCGCTCGGCGTCGCGGATCTGGCGACGACGCTCTACAATTTGGCCGCCCCCAAGATGGGCACGTCGCAGGTCCGCACGCCGTCTGACATTGCGCGCCAGTATCTGACGCCGGAATCATTCAAGCCCCGCACGCAGGCTGAAGAGCTGTTGGCCGCCGCCGCTGAAGGTGGCGCGGGCGCACTGACGGGCGCGGGCGCAGCGAACGTGCTGGCGCGCCGCGCGGCCCCCGGCGTCGTGCGTAACGTCATGGCCACCATGGGCGAGCGCCCGCTTGTGCAGGCGGGCGCTGGCGCAGGCGCAGCCGCCGCTCCGGTTCGGGCCGAGCAGATGGGCGTCGAAGATCCTCGCGCGCTGCTGGCGACGAGCCTTGTCGGCGGGTTGGCCGGTGCGCGCGGCGCAGCCGGGCTACAGCGCGGCGTCGAGTCCGCGACAGCGGCGGGGCAGCGCGGGCTTATGGGTCTTACGGGCGGATTGCCTACGACAGAGGCTTTGAAGCAGCGCGCTTCTGAGTCCTTTGAACGCGCCACAACTATGGGCGTGCAATATGACCCGCAGGCGTATCAGACATTTAAGAGTGGTCTAGCGTCTGGGCTCAAAGGCTATGACCCGGATTTTAGCAAGTTCGCCGATGTCAAAGTCGCTATCAATAAACTAGAAAATCTGGACGCTCAGCCTCTGACTATTGAGCGGCTGCATCATATGAGAGAGACGTTAGGCATACTGCGGCAAGATGCCGAAAAAGATGTGCGGCGGCTGGGGGGTATTCTTACAGACAAACTTGATGAGTTTGTCACTAACGACAAGAATACAAACATCGCGGCGCGTATGTCAGGCGCGGGGCAGGAAGCCGCCGACGCGCTCATGTCCGGTATCCGTGACTACCGCATGATGTCGAAAAGTTCGGAGATTGAACGGCTTATCGACCGCGCCAATCTGTCGGGCGGATCAGCCGAGAACATTGAGTCTCAGTTCCGTTCGTTGGCTAAGAATGAAGCTCGTATGCGGCGCTTCACAGAAGACGAGCGCGCAATGATTCGACGCATTGCGGAAGGTAAAGAAGAATCAAAGATAGCTAAGTATTTGAGCGGATTCGCGCCCTCTTTTCGCAGTCCGGGTATGCTTATGACGCAAGCCGTTGTAGGTGGATACGGATATTCCAAAGATGACCCCTACGCGCTCTACGGGGCCACAGGCGCAGCGCTAGCCGGTGCGGGCGGTCGCGCTGTCCGCAATGTCATGGCGCGGCGGGCGGCGTCCAACGTAGCGGCTATGACGCGCGGCGCGCCGACAGCCGTTCCTTTCTCAGTTCAATTTGCGCCGCTGGCCGCTCCTATTGCGACACAGGGCGTCAACGCGATGGCGAAGCGATGACGAGCGAAACACAGATCTTCTTTGACGTGGCCGTGGCCGTCATCGGCGCTATGGGCGGCTGGATCCTCAATACCGTTTGGGTTTCTGTGAAGGAACTCCAAAAGGCTGACAAGGATCTGGCTGACAAGGTCGGCGAGATCGAGGTGCTGGTCGCCGGGCGATATATGACCCGCGACGAGTTCAACAACACGCTCGCGCAAGTCTTCAACAAGCTCGACACGATCCGCGACATGATCGCCAAAAAGGCTGACCGATGAATCTGGCCGTCTTCTTCGACGAGGTCCGCAACAGCCTGTTCGGTGGCAGGCTGACGCAGGATCAGGTCGTCGGGATGGAGAACATCATCAACTACCGCGACGACAACTATCGCGGCGTCACGGACGACCAGCTCGCCTACATGCTCGCCACGGTCAAGTGGGAGACGGCGCACACGATGCAGCCGATCAAGGAGTATGGCTCGCAGGCGTATCTGAAGTCGAAGCCCTATTTCCCCTACTATGGGCGCGGGCTGGTCCAGCTTACGTGGAAAGCCAATTACGAGCGCTACAAGATCGCCAACACGCCCGAGAAGGCGCTGGAATGGCCGACATCGCTCTTTGTAATGTTCGACGGCATGACCAAGGGTATTTTTACAGGCAAGAAATTATCCGACTATATTGCAGACGGCCGACGCGATTACGTGAACGCGCGCCGTATCATCAACGGCACCGACCGCGCCAAAGAGATCGCGGCCATAGCGGACGACTATCGCGACGCTATCATCAAGGCTCAAGACGCCGTCGAGCCGCCCGCTCCTCCCCCTGACGATCTGCAAGCCCGTTTCGACGCCATGCTCATTGTGGCTCTCCAGACCAACCCCCAAGTTCAGGAGTTGGTTCGGCAACTCAAAGAGGACTAGATCAATGATTAGCAGCCCCTACACCACTATCTCCGGCCTTCTCGCCCTCGTGACCGTCCTCTGGCACGCGTGGCAGACGAAGACGGTCAACTGGGAAGATCTCCAGAACGCTCTGGTCGGGCTTGGCCTTATCGCCGCCAAGGACTGGAACGTGACCGGCGGCACCAAGAGCAACTGAAGGCGACAGGCTGAAATTGCCAAACCCAAGACTACGGAAGAGACTGCTTCTGATCTTGACGCTGGTCGGTTCTAGCGGCTGTCAGTCGACGAGCGGGGGTTGCCCTCCGCTCGTAAATTACACGGTCGATCAGCAGTTACGCGCCGCGCGGGAACTGCGCAGCCTCCCGAAGGGAAGTCAGCTCGCTCAGTTTGTCACTGACTACGGGAAGTTTCGCAGCGCGTGTCGGCTTTGACGCCTGCGCTACCTTCCGGTTAGCCTTCTTCTGATAGGCGATCGCTTCCGACCCCTGCTTCGACATGATGTAGTCCTCGGCGAAGGTCGCCGCGAACATCTCATAGTTCATCGCGTCAACATGGCTGTCGAGGTGATTCGGCGACGCAAACGCACGCGCATTCTTCACGCACGCCATAATGACGGCGATCTCGTAAGGATGGAAGTCGCGCCCAAGGCGCAGACTGGCAAGGTCGGAGATCAACTGGAAGTTGTCTTCGATTCCGCCGTAGTTAGCGCCGCGCTCGGCGATTACGTCCCCGGCCAGCTTTAGAAGTTCGTGCGGTGTCATCTATTTCTCTCATCAATTCGGCCCGTTCACGCAACATCCGCAGCGTCGTAAAACGCTGGTGCAGACGTATGATGAATGTAGACCGCCGAGCGTTACGGCGCTCGTCCTCCAAGAGGTCCAATACCTCTCGTTCCGTCAGGCTGGTCAGCACGTTCTGGAGTTCCGGCCAATTCACTTCAGTTCCTCCAAGGCGATCTCAGCCAATGTTCGCTTGTCTTTTAGACTTTCGAATATCCGCTCGTCAATAGTTTTATTACAGAGGATGACGTAACACCACACGTCGCGGGTCTGGCCGCTGCGGTGCAGCCGGCCGATGGTCTGTTCGTAAAGCTCCAGCGACCACGGCAGCGACAAGAAGACAATCTTGTTACCGCCGAATTGCAGGTTGAGCCCGTGCCCGGCGCTCTTGGGGTGGATGGCCAATAGCTGAATTTTGCCGGCGTTCCAGTTATCCACAGCGTTGTCTTCGTCGATGGTGGTCAGCTTGTAGCGGCGCTTCAGCTCGGCCAGCTCTTCCTTGTAGTTGTAGACAACGATA